CCACCAGTTACGGCAGTACGCAGGGGGGCTGTCACAATGGCACTAGCCGCGTCGAACAGCGGTGCTTCGTCACTACGACCCAGCCGATGAGTCAGCTGAGCCCGCTTGTTGGACAGGGACTTAAAGACTTCCTTGATTTCCTTGGTCTGACCTGGGAGCTTATCAGTAAGCAAGGCTTCGCAATAACTCATCAGCTGGTTAAAGGGGATACCCTTAACCGACGTATTGAAGTTAGTACTCAGCCAGTTGTCTACGGCAAGCTGCTCGAGGAAGTAGTAGCGAACGTTGCGGTTGTACTCATGCATGTTCTTGGCAAGGTCGGTCTCGATGAACTCCTGCATCCCCTTGGACAGTAGGATCTTCTCATCGATCTTCTTACCCAGCCCAGCATTCATGTAGTACGATGCTTCCCGAATAACCTTGTCATCGTCAAGGACGTTGATACCCTGACGAATCTGGATCTCCTGAGCAGCCTTCTTCTCTAGAAGACCGTTGGGATCCTTAAGGGCAGCCAGATACTTTCCGACAATCCCAGGCTCACCGGCCTGTAGATCAGCCAAGGTGGCGTAATCGTACGGCTTATTCTCGATGGAGGTAAGCGTATCCATGTGGACGGGGGACTTCGGATCACTGAAGAACTCAACGTAGGCTTCGTGGAAGACCTTCCTAAGGGCAGCCATGTTACGAATCGAGTTGTCTTTCAGGACCACTCGAACATAATGGTCGTCCTTCTGGCGGATCTTACCGGCCATCAGACCCTCTTCAGAAGACTTGGACATATACTTCTTGAGGTACTCATTCCTATAGGAATCGGCAAGGGCCCTGATATCCTTAGGAAGATTCTCAGTAGTACCGATGGCATGCTCTCGCTTAGCAGCAATGATTGCGGCGTTCCACGAATCATCACCCTGAGAGATTCCATACTTCTTGGCAACATCGATGACAGTCTTCATCACCAGATTGGACTCAGCATTCATCTTGAGCTTCTGGCCCTCAAGCGAAGGAGTCATCTTGTTGTTACCGAATGCACTAGACTTACGCAGACGAACAGGCGCAATCAGATTGAGCAGCTCACCGAGCATAGGAACCTCGGTGGTGATCAGCCTAGCAGCATCGCTGGACAGGGTAAGACCGCCCTCGATCACCTTGATACCATTGGCCAACCTAGCAAACGCACCTGACCCGACGTCAGTATGAATCAGCTTGGCCAGCGTATCAGACGGAAGATCCATGAACACCCGGTCGAGTATCAGGTTGATCTCGCTGGGCATCGTATGGGATCCGGTGTTTCCGGGGGCTTCCGAGTACATGGTCGTGCTGGGGTTCATGGGAGTACCGGCGTACCGGCGGCTCACAGGGCCCTCAGCAATCAGAGGCTTACCAAGGTCGACAGAGCCAACCTTAGTAGGACTAGGTTCGAACAGGTCCATCTTCAGCTTACGCATGTACGACGTGTTCTTATCGTACAGCTCCTTGGCGGAGTTGATGATACTACGGTCTCCCATCTTAAGAGCGGACCTCAGCATCTTCTTGGACTGATCAATCGCCGCAGCGGCCTTGGTAATCTCTTCGAACTTACCGGGGCCAATGCGATCAGTAATCAGCTTGTGGGCACCCTCGTAGTCACCGCTGGCTACCTTGTACATGTAGTCCTGCGACTCAGCAATGGTCATACCGTAGTGACCAAACCGATCCCTGACATTCTCGGCACCCTGCTTAAGGGCCTGCCAGAAGCCATAGACCTGCTCGGAGTACTGCTTGGCAACCTTGGCCTTAGTGGCTTGAAGCTCACGGACCTGCTTGTTGTAGTAGTCCACATGCTCGGACATGGCCTGATACTTGGCAATGGCTGCCTTGTTCTGGGCCTCAATGCGAGCCCTAGCGGCCTCGGCCATGCCGATAACAAAAGCGTTAGTAACTTCCTTGGTAGGCTTAGGGGCCTCAGAGATTGCCTTGTTGGCAGCGCTCTGAGCTTTCCTAAGGTCCGCAAGGGTGTGCTGGCGCTGGAGGTACTCGACCTTGACAACACCCTTCTCATCCCTGAGGACCCTGGTACGACTACCAGCCTTGGCCTTGCCATCGGTCTTAAAGATCTCACCAGTGGTGGGATCAATAGCCTCGGTACGGGCAGCATCGAACTTGGTGATGATCTCCTTGAGGTCCCTACGCCGTTGCATAAGGACCGCAGGATCCACGCCAAAGTACTTCTTAGCCATCTCAAAGGCAGGACCAGACATAGCCTTGGTCTTGTCCTTTGAGGAAATGAACGTGGTCTGCCAAGCCAGCGCATCGAGCATGTCGTGGAACTCGATGTTCCGCTTGGTGAACTTCTTAGCATCGAATCGAATGACGTTGGGCTTCCCATTCTCAGGGATACCAAACGCCTTACGATACTCAGCAAGGAAGTCCTCATGGGTCAACTGCTTGAGACCAGTTTCGATAGCAGCACCACTGCCTGCGGTCTTCTGGTAAGCCTCAGCTGCCTTGGTAATCACCTTGGCAAACTCAGTACCAACCTTCTTACCCTGACGAATGGCGCTGATAAGACCGCCAGTAACCTCTTCACCAAACTTCTGAAGTTCCTTGATCGTAGACTTGACGTGTTGGTCAGCGATACGGCCAAGGGGATTCAGGCGGTTGTCGTTGATGTTCTGAAGCAACTTGAACAGATCAGGATTCTTCTCAGCCACATACGTGGCAGCATCTGCCAAATTAGCAAGCTGAGTATTGCTGACCTTGGTGGTCGTATCAACAATCTTTGGTACGACAGGATCAGCAACAGGAACTAGATCAGGACTCTCAATGACATCCTTAAGCTTCATGGGCTTCTGGATGACAGGAGTGCTGTACTCCTTCTTGGGGATCTCGGGCTTCGGCGCAAGCGTGGGCTTGGGGGGAGCCGCCATCTCCGTAAGGACCTCAGTGGGCCTGTCGGTCACGACGTTGAGAGGGGTAGCAGATCCGAACGGCTGGCTACGAGTAACCAGATCCTCCGCATCGGAAATGATATTCGTAACGGACGAGATGAAGTCAGCAGCCTGACGACCGCTGTAACCTTCCTTCAGGAACTTACGGGCAATCTCGATAGGGCTAACGCCGAATCGAGTCAGCCAGTCCATAGACCAAGCATCCTCAGGGATCTTGGAGTTCACGCCGTACAGATTCTCCATGACGGAGTTCAGTACAGACATCTGGACGGGAAGGTCGGCCTTGTCCAGAGTAGAGTCATTCACATGCTTCGTCAGATCAGCAAGCTGGGCTTCCGAAAGCAGGGGAGATTCATCGTGGATACGATTGGCAAGGTCCAGCGCCTTGGTACTAGCGATGTACTTAGACGCCTTGGCAGCACCTTGGCTAGCTGCATACCCTCCGAGCAGGAACGCAGTGCCGATGGCAGCCGAGATCGCACCTTCCTTAAGGGGCTCTTTCAGTAGATCCATAGGATCCACAATACGACCAGTGTTGACACCGATCTCCTCAGCAAGGTTACTAGCGGCCACCATACGGTCAGCCGTAGCCACTGCGCCAAGGCTGAACTGGAGACCAGCAGCCTTAACCAGCGTCTTACCAAGGGAGATCTTAGCTGCCTGCTGGGCGCTCTGCTTTACAACAGAACCATAGCCAAGCAAAGCAAGGTTAGTGGGGTCAGTGACCGCGCCAACTGCGAGATTACCGACAAGCAGGCCGAAGTCATTGAACTTCTCATAGCCCTCCGCAATCTTGGTATTGTAAACCATACCAGCAGCGAACGTCTTCCAGTCCTTGGCAAACTCCGCGGCACTATCGTTGAACTTCGAGGGCTCCTCGATGCCCAACTCCTTCATCTTCTGCTTGACTTCGCTGGGATAGGCGTTCCACCAATCCTGACCAGTCGCGTTGGGATCCTCTTCGATCTTACGCAGAGCGGAAGTCGTGGTATCCTCACGACCAGCGAGGTTGTCGTAGGTCCGCATCAGTCCTTCGTGAATCGAATCGGGAGCGTAGTACCCCTGATACGACTGGATAGGACTGGTGACCATGGAGATCGCACGACCAACCAAAGTCTGATTGATGGTGCTGGAGACCTGGGAATCCCAGATGGTTTGCCAGTAGCCGGGGTCTCGCTTGTAGTCGAGCTGCCCACTGGTTCCAATCTCGAGGGGAGTACGACTGCCCTCAGCGGTAGGCTGAGTAGCAGTGATGTAGTCCTGATACCGACTAGTGTTGATACGTGACATAGGTTCTCCAAAAATGTCCTAGTGGACGTTAGCCCACTAGGGCGTATGATTTAGAATCCGACATCTGCTCTGCCGGGTAAGCTCTGGACGTAGTTCTTGTATCGAGTACCGAGGTTAGAAACCCTGGTCATCCAACTACTCTCATTCTGAATAGTACGAATCTCTTCGCTGTTCTTCAGCATGTCAGTACGGTTGTTGACATAGACACCAAAGACCTCTTCGTTGCTGGTGGAGTTTTTGATCCGAAGACCGGAGTTCCACACAGACAACATGTTGTTGTCAGAGATGCCACTGGCTACACCATCAGTAACCGTCACCTTAGGATGTGCCCAGTCGTTAGCTGTCTGGTCCACAACCTGACCACTGTAGTCCACAGTGAAGTTGGGACGACTGTAATTGGAGCTACCAGTACGGAGATACATATCCATCTTCCAGATGGGCATACCACTGGTAGCCTTAACCATCTCAGGCGTAGGCTCGTGTCCCAGATTTCTAGTCAGGTAACTGACGTGGAGATCCGAACCAGCCTTGGGCACAAAGTCAACCGTAGCATCTACAGCACTTTGCAGATCCTTGACATTCGGAAGAATGCCGTTAGGATCACGCACGGGGCGCAGAATGTTACCAGTCGGAACCAGAGAATACCCCACGGCCTTTAGGGACTGATGCAGGAACTCTCCAGCATGAGCATCATCAGCATTGGGGTTTTCGATCTTGAACTGCTTGTACCATCCGGACATGTAGTCCTTCATGGAATCAGACACGGCAATGTTGTATGAGCTACCATAGGCAACCGTAAGGGCATTGTCGACTGATTCCGGCTTGTACTTGATAGACTTCTCAACAGCCGAACCAGCCGGGTTACCGACTGAATCCAGCATGTCCATGAAGTCCTTCTGCACAGCCATGGCATCGTTGTTACCGCCCCTGAGCCCATTGAGGACACCGATCAGATTAACCTTGGAGCCAGTCTGATTCTTCTTGTACTCAAAGAACGCCTTGGCAGCAACCAATCGGCGCTTAGCAATGTCGTTGATACCTACGGCAGACCCCTCAAAGATCGAGTTAATCAGTCCGGAGTTATCAACGATCATCATTGTCTTAGCAATGTCGTCCCACCTAGCGTTACCCGAACCGTCCCTGGGATTGGAGATCACTTCAGTGACATAGTTCTTGAACTTGTCATTGAGATCACCACCCATAGGCATAAGCGTGCTGATCTTCTCAACCTGCTGGGGGCTCAGGGACGACAGGTGATCACCGAGAGCATCGAGATCAGCCTTGAGGAGGGTCTGATTACCCGTCAGCTTGGCCGTAGCATTCCTAAGGGGAAGCGTATGAATGAACTTGTTGTCAAGTTCCTGCTTCATGTCCCGTGCCTTGGCCAGCATGGGAGAGAGTTCCTCACGAACTGTGGGATCCGTAACCCCATCAGCCATGGTAAACTCGCCATCCTTGTAGACAACCACACCCTCAGGAACGCCCGACACCTGATTGATAGCACCGGCAATAGCCTCGCCAGTGTTGTCGGGAGTGATGTGTTCGTTACCAAACTGGGCATAGACCTTCTCACTGGATGAGATCATGACCTGCTTGGCTGTCCTATTGACAAGCTCAGAGCGCACACGCTGGTAGTTCCGTTCGAACTGTACCATGTAGTTTGCCTGAGCAGGCGTGGGATTCTCAATGTGCGCATCTCGGACCATGGTATCATGGCGAGAATCAAACTGATTGATCCCATAGAAGTCAGCACTAAGAGAGCTGGCGTACGCTTCCATGGCAGCATGGTTAGCCGTAACAGCAGCAGAGAATCCCTCAGGGGTTTCAAGGTGCTTATCGGCCAGCGTAAGATAGTGGGCATCTTCGTTCAGCGTACCGGAGTTCTGGTAGAACTCAGCGGCTGCCTGCTTGTCAGCCTCGATCTTAGCATTGTGATTCTGAACAATCAGGGACTCATTCTTAGCCACCAGCAAAGGCGTACTGAAGTCAGAGTCCTGAGGGTTCATACCGAACATCGTATTACCAAAGATCAGGGCATCCTTGTATGCCTTCTCGGGATCTGTACCAGTCGAGATATCCAGTTTCATCTTGGATACCAGACCCTGCACAAAGTCCGACTTGGCATTGCGCATCCTAGCCTGTGCTTCAGTCTGCCTACGGTGGGCCTCGGCTTTATCCGTGGCAGCCGCAGAATCAGAGAAGCGCCTCTGGTCACCCATGAGGCCAGCGTAGGAAGCAGAGACCCTCGACTTGACCAGAGGGTCAATCTCGGGGGTTGCAAGGAAATCCTCAATACCAGACACCAGTTCCTTGGACTTATCGCTGTGATAGTACAGTCCACCAGTCTTGTCGGCCTCAGCCATGGCAAGATTGATCTTGGAGTTCCACACATCGATAGTAGTCTGGTTTACCTGGGCCTTCTGTTTTTCATTGTGGTAGGCGGATCGTTCGGCATCCCTGGCGAACTTATCCTCCTGTTGCGTGATGCGATCCTGCATCTGCTTGTCAACCTCAGCCACTCCAATGCCAAGCTTGGTCACAGAGCTAACTGCATCCATAATACTGGAGATGGTACGATTGACTTGAACAGGGGCTCCCTGAACCATCGAGGGGTTTGCACTGACCTCAGCAGTAGGGATGTTCACATTGCCGCCAACCACACCAATCTGGAGTGGGTTACTTGCCATTGAATTTCCTTATCAGAATGGCTGGAAGAAAGATCCATAACCGAAGCCCACACCAACGCCGGTGTTCTTGACGATACCAGCAGTCTTGATAGCTTCAGTGGATGGACCAAAGAAAGAAGAACCAAGCTGGTAGCCCATAAGGGCCCCATTAGCTCCAGCCGAGATGGCTGCAAATAGCGGGTTGCTACGCTGGGAATCATTCTGCATGATCTGATTCCGAGTAGCAGCGTTGTTCGAGTTCTTGTTAGCACGAGTATTGAAGTCCAGTGTACTGCTATCTACCAGCGCGTTAGCGACGGCAGAAAGCTCCGCAGCAGTGGAACTAGCTGAGCCATAGGTGCCCTTAGCGGACATCAAAGCGGCCTCGGATGCCACAAACTTGGCATACTTCTTGGCTAGCTGAGACTGATCCAGCGAGTTCTTCTGATCCAGATAAGCCGCATTTGCGGCGTTAGCCTGCAATGCGGAGGCATTAGCAGATTTAATGGACCGATTCTGTGAGGTGGATTGAGCATAGCCCCCAACCGCCTGCACTGCCCCAAGGGCAATTCCAGCAGCGCCCATAAAATCTCCTTAGACCGTAGGATCCTTCTTCTCGGATACGAAACGACCATCAAATGTACAAGACACCCAAGTAGACGGGGTAACGTTGGGGTTCTGTAGAGTGATTGTACCCGTGGCACATTCGACGAATGGCTTACAATCGAAGAATCCTGATTCAACAATGTTAACCGTATTGGTCAACGATGAAATTGAGTCGAGCTTAAAGGGAGTGTATTGATATTCCCTAGAAGAACGTCGAATTGGCTTGACTACAACAGAGTAGCAAGAGGTATCAGTATGCCTAACGCGCATACACAGAGCAACGAGTGTACCCTCCATGGGCTTGTCGTTGTTGTCGTGGTAGATCTGCTCACTAAGTTCTACGGATGCAGTATAGGGACGGCCAACCCAAGCAGCTGAGGAACTATAGTCCCCGCTAACACTTAGGGTGGTTGGCGTAGAGTCGTGACTTACAGAGAACGACTTACCAGCCTCGTCACCGAATCCAGATCCAAGAACAATATCAGTGATAGACGTATCACCATGTGGAAGTGTCCAAGTTGTGACACCGGAACCATAGGAACCAGTCAGGGACTGCTTGCGATCCAAACGAATAGCAAACACCAGACCGGAATCGTTGGCCGGAAGATCAACATTCATCTTCTCGATCCACAGCAGGGATCCCCTACGGATCAGTAGGTACAGATAGTCGTCATACAGGTGGTAGCTAACGATCTGGTTACCAGAATCGAAGGTCCACCTGAAGAACGCCGACTGTACCTTCTGGTCCTGCTGCCAGAACATCTTATACCCATAGATAGTCGAGGAATCCCTGACTGAATACAGCAGGGTGTCCTTGGCTTCGACAGGTACAATCTTAGTGATGCCGGATGGGATGTACCCATCGACATGCTTACTGACGTCGGTAGCAATGTTCAGCACATACACGTCGCTATACGCATATTCCCACAGCTGGGACTTGGTACTGTCGGATGTCACGAAGTACAACTGCTTCCCGAGGGTCACTGGCCTACACTTGTTGTAGGCGACGTAACTGGTACTGGGAATCAGATTGGACGACGTGGGAGTGAGCGAGGAGTCGGACTTGATCTCGTACTGCTTGGCTCCGTCCGTGAACAGGACAAGGGATTTGCTGAAGGGGATAGCGAAGTTGATCTTGTTGACTGCTGTACCAGACAGCTGGATATCAACAGGGTCAGTATCGACAAGATTAGCAACGTTGTCGATCCAGAGATTGTAGAAGTCGCCAAGCTGAGACGACACAACCTGTTCGTCAGCGAAGAACCACAGTCGATTGTCATGGAATACAATGTCCTTGATCTTCTTACCAATGAACGAGGGACCGGGATTGGTGACGCTACTACCAGACAGGCGATCAGACCAAGTGATTACATCGACTGTCCACACGCCACCACTAAGGGTCATCTTGATCGGCATGGTTAGCTGATCAGGAACGTAGTTCGCTTCCTCAGTGCGGATGCGCTGATAGAAGGGCTCCCTGGTGGTCCCAATGGCCTGATAGAAGCCCGCGGGATTCCCCGCAACATCGTCTTCGGCGAAGTACTTGTTGCCCACAAGGGCTGGGGGGAAGGCGAACTTCTTGTAGTTAGCAACGTGCCTAGCGTCAGCACCACCACCCCAGATGTTGAGGTTGACAGTAGCACCAACATGGGTAACTGCACTACCCGTAAGGGCCGTGGTGACTTCTTTGTTCAGAATGAACGTGGTATCAGCCACGGAGATGAGAACGAACTTGTCCTTGGCGTCCACACCACCGCCACCAGTCAGATAGGTCTGAGCGTTGGCGGTAATGTTGACGGTCTGCTTGACACCAGTGAGGGCATTGAAGACCTGCACTCTGTCAGCGGCAGACAGGGTGTCATCAATCAGTACGAGGTACCGATTGGAGGAATCGCGGTCGATCCAGTGTTCAGCGTACTTTAGGGAGGTACCACTGGCAGCATTGATCTGCCCATTGGAAGTAGTACCAACCTTGATGAACTCCGTACCGGGTCGCTTTTCAGCGCCCCTAGAGATCTCAAGAAGCACGTTGTCGGCTTCCTGTACCTGATTACGAAATCGCTGAGTACTCGGTTGTCGACTGACTCCCCCTGTGAGAGACGGGATGTTCCAAGTTACTGAAGGCATTAGCCCCTCCCATCACTCAGGAACCTACGAGAGTTAGGATGACTGATGTAGTTAGCAAGGGCTGAGTTAGTCAGCATGCTAGTGTCGTTCTGTCGAATCTCGTTGGCTCGTGCCTTGATACGGGAACGCATCTCGATGTTCTGTAGGACCGCATCTGCCTGCGGGTCCCCGAGGGTTTGCATCTGGTAGATGCGAGCAGCTTGATCAGTGATAGCAAACTGGTCCGCAGTCGGGATCTCCTCGAAGGGGACCAGAATCGTCTGAGACACCTGAAGATTGATTGTCCATACGTCAGTTAGATCATCGAGATTGTATAGACGGGGAGGACTACCCTTGATGGAGATGCTGATGTCAGCATGATCATCTCGCGTATCAATGAACAGGGTGTCAGAGTTGATGTAGATGTAACCATTGCTATCCGGAGTCAGAGTGTAGTCCTGCGTATTGTAGGACTGTCGATCAATCTGATACAGGATAGTGGTTTCGTCAAGGATAGACACTGCGAGCGTCACATCATTAACACCATCATCTACGATGGTAGACACCGGGGATTCTCCCGAACCCCTCAGCATCCGATTAACGGCCATCAGTTTAGTGAGTGCGCCCATAGGGCCTCCTTACACGTACTGCGCCAGGATAGTGGCGAAGTCTCGAACAGCAGCATCTACGATGAGACGCGCATGAGTGTTACCTGCACCAACGAAGATGCACGTCTTCATCTTGGGATCCAAAGCTTGCGCCATGGCCTTAAGATGTTTGTCATCCAGAACACTGGGCTCAGTGTAGGGATGGGGGACCATCTGGTCCAGAGGGCTAACCAGCTGTACTGACTTAAGCCCAGTGATCAATTGGATCTGCTGAAGCCTAGTTCGGCGATATGCAACACGACTCTGGTAGTACTCAACTGGTTCCTTGGCGTAGGTGTACATGTCGTAGGACATGGAGATACCGTAGGGTTCAAGGACCTTGGAGATCAGCCCAACGGGCTTGTCGTACCGATAAGAGTTCACACCCGGATCGATACCGTACGCAATGTCACCAGCCTTCGCACGCCTGAGAAGCATCGTCCACTTGTTTAGATTAGGAACCGGGGGCTCCCAGTCAATGATGCAGGCCCTATCGGTGATCGGACGCCCGCCTGAACGCGGAGCATCCTGAGCATTCCCGAAGTTGGCCAGATCAACAAGCGTGACTCCATCAAGGGCCATGGGGTCACTGTCGTTGTTCCACGAAGCGTAGCACAGAAGAATATTGGTAGACATTAGTACTCCTAAAATGCTCCCCACCCGGTAGGATGGGGGCACAGATTGGATCACATCCTTCGTTTAGGCAAGTCGATACATGACGAGAGCCTGAGCCGCACCGTTCTTATTCTCGATGGAGAGAACCTTGGTCGTGGCGTCGAAGTAGAAGTTGACCATGCTCGCGGTAGTCACAGTGGGGCTGAACTTGGTGCCGGTGTCAACCAGCTCCTTAGTAACCCACGTAGTACCGTCGTTGTACACGGCAAAGATACCGATTGCACTGTAGTCAGCCAGAGCAATCATGTAAATACCGATCTCGAACGGAAGGGCAGTAGGGGTACCACCAACAGTGTAGGCATCATGGAGAGCCAGCACGCCGTTGTTGGCAATGGAGGGAAGTCGGCAGTTCGCCAGCTGATCGTCCCGGAAAATCTGGAACACACGGGACATGGGCGTAGCGCCCTGAGGGTTGAGAGAGTTAACAGTCTGAGGCATGAGCTATTCCTTTAAGTAGAGGTGGATTGAACGGGAACGACAGCGATACTGATTAGGTAGTCGCGGCGCTATCGCGCAGCTCAACCACGGCGCACGGACGGAGAGTACCGCCACCAACGTAGGTCTTGGCAACGTAGAAGTCGGACTGCCGACGAACATCCCGGAACATCTCAGAGGTAACCCCGAGCTTCTGAAGGTGGGCGTATCCATCCTTCTGGAAGATCACGCCAAAGGAGTTCGTGTAGTTGCCCTGCCACTTGGTCGGACCGGAGGCAGACAGGTTAGAACCGTACGGGAGGTGCGTGGTGCGCCAGATCTTAAACCCGAGATACATCAGGAACTCGTTCTTCGCGGTACCAACCAGCACAGACGGACCAGCCATACCATTAGGAGAACCGTAGGCGGGCACAGCAGGAACCGTGGTCAGACCCGAAGAGGGAGTAACCAGACCCACAACCAGCGAGCCAGTCTGCCGCAGGGCGAACCAAGTCTCCGCGGGGATCACAACGTGCCGATCCGTCTCAGGGACGTTCAGCTTATCGAAGTGGATCGCCGTCTTGGAGATTGCCGTGAGGACGGCGTTGACCGCAGCGGGGGTCTGCGCAGGAACGCCGGACGAACCAAAGTTCGTATCAACGTACCGAGCGCCAGCGGGGAACTCGCCGGTGTAATAGCTGGCCGACACACCCGCAGCCAGATCGGGGATCGCGGTGAAGTTAGTCAGAGGAGTGACCAACACACCACTCTGGGGAGCGCGAGACGCGAGGATCAGACCCTTCAGAACGTTCTTGTCGTTCTGTCGAGCCAGCTCTCGCCCGGTCTCCATAGCAAACTGCGAGCGAATCTCGAAGTGCGCCAGCAGGGAGTCAATGTCGTCCGTCTCAAAGTGAGACACAAGCGGACGATCCTCGAGGGAAATCGAGTACTCGCGGGTGCTGACATCGAGACCGAGCAGCTCCTCACCAGCCTCGTGGTACTCCGAGCCGATCTTCCACGACGCAGGGAACTTGAGGGTGTTACCAGTGGCAATGGTCTTGGTGTTCACCAGAGCCGTGATGTGGTTACTCTCCTCATAAGCGGTGATGATCTCCCCACCAAACACAGGGAGCAGCAGGTCGGTAGGAGTACCGGCAGAGCCATTCTTAAGAAAGCGAATCTGAGACGTAGTAGCCATGTGAATTCTCCAAATAGAACAATTGATACATATCAACCCCTTGGTTGTTGTGTAGATTGTTCCCTGATTAGGGGAATTCTCACAGCCACGGATCGACCAACAAAGAAGGTCCCACCACTACAGTGGGACCATCGATTACGAACGGTTGCGCAGCTCATTGGTAGCAATGATTCGGCGCTGCACGGCATCACGATACTTGGGATCGGTTCGATACCTAGGATCAGAGATAGCCGCAGTCATCTCTCGCTGTTCACTAAAGACCTCAGCCGTATCATCACCAGTACCGACGGGGTTAGTCCCCATTCGGTTACCGGAATCAGTATTGGCGGCCTTGAACTTTGTAACCAGCCCGGTCCACGCCAGCTCCCAACCGGGACTAGCAAGGGCCTGATTGAGAGCATCCTTCTCAGGCTTGCTGAGATTGGTATGCCCCCACTTGATCACCGCATTGTACTGTTCAGTACCCCCGGCGATCTCTTGGGCCTTAGCTTGCGCCGAGGCCCTTTGGGATTTCAGGTAGGCGATGTGGGCATCCACAAAGTTCCGAGAGGGAAGCTTCAGGAGATTCACAATAGCCTGAACGGACTCTTCGGACACATCTCCCGTAGCCTTGAACTCATCCTCGATAGACTCCCACGTCACCGGGGGCTTCTCTTCGGGCTTAAGTTCCTCAAGCTTTAGTGGGAGAGGCTCCTCCTTCTTCACATCCGGCTTGGGCTCCGGAGACGCAGCCTTCTTCAAAGCAGCAAGCTCCTGCGAGGTCTTGGTAAACCTAGCCTGAAGCTCCTTGTACGACTCTACCGCCTTGTTAACATCTCCCTCAAACTGAGCAGGGATGTTTTCGGGGTTAGACTCGTACTGCTTACGAATCATCTGGATCTCATGGGACTCAGCCGGGGGATTGGAATTGCTGGTGTCACTCATTGTTTGTTAACTGCCTGTTGTGCAGCAGCATCGACACCGGACTGTACGCCCGATGCCATCAGCTGTTCCTGCATTCTCTGTTGCCGGATCTGGTCCTGCTCCTGAGGAGAAAGGATGAGACCCGTAGTATTGATGCCCGTACTGGCAAAGAGTCTGGTAACGATACCAGTCCAGTTAAGGGCTTCCTGTGCAGCAGGGGGCAGCTGGGCCGCCTGCGTCACGAGCGAACCGATCTGAGAGTTCTCCATCTCACGCCCAAGGGCCTCGAGGCCCGTGCGGATCTTGATGTTGAGGATGTCATTGTCGATGAGATCCATGAAGACCTTGACCTGTGGGTCACTGGCCTGATCAAGGAACAACTTACGACGAATGATGCCCTGCATCATATCGGTATTGATGATGGAGAGTACGCCATTCAGGGTAGAACTAAACTCAGAACCGATGCTACGGATCTGAGCGGCAGTCACACGCTCCTGATGCGGCTGGGCTGCGGTCTCCATAAGGAAGGACATGGCAAGGGACTTCTCAATGGCAGCAGCAATCTCGAACATCGCCTTAACGTCGACCATTCCATTCGCCTGAATCGGGAACAGATCAGCCTGACGGGCAGGGACGAACGAGCAGTTGTCACTATCAACGAGATCCATGACCTCCGTAAGACCGGCAGGATCCACGCCCCACCGGAACTCCGCGTTAACAGCGATACCATCGATGATGGCCTTGCTAATCCCGTGAAGCTTACGAAGATCGCCGATGTTCTTCTCGCACAGGGATCGCCCGTATGCCTCATTGGCCACGGCTTCCCAACGTACGGCCCAGTACGGAATGACCTTCCAGTTACCAGACTCGTACAGCTTGCCTCGGAACTCCTTCTTGTAGTCCCAAGTCTTGCCGTTGTAGGTGATAGAGGTGTACGCAGGTTCCCACTTGGAGTTACCCGAGTACTCTTCTGACTCATTTTCTTTGATGAGGCCCTTGAGTTCCTCGGGAATCGCGTTCTTGTTCACCCACTCACGCAGGATAATGCGGTAGATTCGACCATCACCGTACCGCTCAACTACATAGTTGTCGATACGGTGGGCCTGAAAGGACCCATTATCGTACATGCACAGCAAACAATCACCCGTAATCACCAAGTGTTGGAATACGACATGTACCATCTGTCGCATGTTTGTAGCATTCAGCTTTGCTACTGTCGAGGATTCACATCCCGCGGTCTTCTTGATGAGTTCGGTGGGATCCATATCCCGCTCGACTGTATCAGAGATCTCAAGTTCGAAGTACCTCAGGTTGTTGAGTGGGATGGTGGTGTCTACCAGCTTGGCAGACAGTGAATCAACCATCCGGGCTGGTGCCGAGGAATAGGGTACCTCAAGCTCCTGGGTTTCATTGAACCCTAGGGGCGGCAGGACCCCGGGGATCGTCAGCGCCGCACACTCTCGCTTTCGCTCCAGTGAGTTAGTTCGCTGATGATCGAGGTTATTCCAGTCACACTCGATTGTGTCTTTCTCGGGCATAGTTAATCCTTAGTTGGGGATGTAGATGCCCGTATTCACGAGCTGGTTTCTGCCAACCCGCATCTTACGCCAGTAGGCGATATCCTGTAGGGCTCGGTTGTTAGCAAGGTTGTCTTCGGACGCCTTGGCTTTGATCTGTTCCGGAGTCTCAACCGGAGGGGTTGGGGACTTCGGTGTTGAGAATAGATTCATTCGATACACTCCTCTGGTACAGCACGACAAGATGCGCTAGCATCTCCTGCTGTCCGTAGATATAGGCAATATCTTGAGGGTGGATTCGCTTACCTTCTTTGCCGAATTCATAAGGAAGGGCTCGTACCTTCTTCTTCATGTATTCAACTAGGTCCTTCGACACCGAAGGAAAATCCTCTCGCTTGCCTGTAAAGGTCGTCTGGTTTGTAGCCATTGAAATGGTTAGTCCCAAAGATGTGATTCAGAATGATGTTAGCCGTAGTCACACAGTTGATCACTGGCTGTGTGACAGAGTACTTGGGACCCCCAAAGGTCCTCTTAAGGAAGTACAGCAGTTCATCTGTTAGGGAAATCTTCTGGTCTAGGACGATCATCGGGATCTCTACGTCGATCTGCATAGCACAGACCGACGATAGGGTCTTGTCAGGTACATAGGGGTATTCTTCCTCAAGGTAGATCCTAGATCCCCCGAGGTAAGTGATGTCATACACCATCCCCTGAAACCCTACGGCTACATGGGTGTAGTAGGAACCAGTTAAGAGACCTACCACCAACCCAAGGGGATCATCCATACACCTAAAGAAATACAAATAGATTCGTCCAGGTTTCATCAGCATTCCTGTGCTGCTATTAGGGATTCATTAGGGCGGCCCATGCTGCGGGGAATAGGGGACTAATCACCTCATCCATGGCAGCCGCGTACTGCTGAATCTCCCATTGGGCGTGGGGATCCTTGCGGAGACCCACGATCCTTGCAGCTGCCTGAAGGGACATGGTGGCCCAGACCTCAGTGTACATCGACACGGGCAGCACAATCCTGGCCTGCTCGGGAGCCACACCATTCTTTAACAGACTGGTGTAAATCTCAGTACACAATTTCATGGCCGAGTATGTATCCATAGAACAGACGTTACCAGTCTCATAATCTACAGATAATCCAGATCCCTGCTTGATAGATGCTTCCGGTCGGGTCCTCCACTGATCATACTCTGGCTCATAAAACTCAGGCTGCTCATCTACATACCTACGACTGATCTCGTTGTACACGATACCGACGCAGGACTTCATGTACTGCCTAGCCACGAAGATCGGCATCTTGATGTGCAAGGTCAGCGTAGCATGGGCAAAAGGCGTCCAATGCTTATGCTTGGCAAGGTAGGTCAGCAGCTTGACGTCCTTCTCAGACATCTCAGTAACCTGCTTACCAAACGAAATCCTAGCAGCATTGACTACGGTACAGTCATTACCCATCTTGTCGATGAGATGAACAAATCCCTTGTCAAGGACGTTTACCTTATCGGGCACGCGCCACCTGCACAGTCTGCTTCGAGATCACTGGTAGAACCTCCATCATCATAGTTCACCGGCTTCAGACGAGCAACATACTCGTCGTACTTCTGCTTACTCACTACCTCTTGGGGCAGATAAGCGTATCCCAGATCAGCCGCAGTCTTGGTGGGATCAGTACGGAGAATAAACGACACTCCCACATAATGATCCCAGTTATTCCACAGCCAATCAAGAATACTAGGCAGTTCATCAGGACTATAGCTGATAGTACACGATACATTTTGGTCACACCAATTCTGCATCAGTCGCTTGTAGCGGTCGAGCTGCACCACTGCGGTGTCCTGATTGTACTCGGATCCGCCATTGAACACAGGGAATGTCACAAGCTTACTGGAACTGGAGTAGGGATTATCCATCACCTCATATCCAGCTTCGACCAGACAGGGCAGCATGGGGTCATCAATCCCGAAGTTGACCTTGTTGAATACATAGGCTCCAAGAGGACTATGCATCCCCTCGGTAGTATCCATCAGCTTGGACAGAGTTCCACTGGGCTTAACTGTCGTGATGTTCTTGGACTTGGGGGCGCCCAAATCCTGGGCCATGGAGTCTGCCCCTGACTGAGCAGCATAACGGTAGTACTCAATGGTATCGTTGTCAACCTCGGCCTTGTGCCAGCCGGTCAGGCTGACGCCACACAGCCGAAGGAACTGATTGTTCTCATGCCACGCATGCTGGAGGATCCCATCGTTGAGATCCACACAGGTCTGTCGGTAGTTGGCACGAGACAGTAGCCAGATCTCGTGGAAGATCTGTCCCTTGTCGGTCAGCTTGGAGAGATCGTACTCGACGAGATTGCAGAATCCCTTATCTGCAAGCAGAATTTCGGCACACGGATTAACCCCAGAAAACCAAGCAGCTCGGACAATGGCGTGCTGCGCATTGATGATACCGGGTTCGGATCCACCGGAATCTCGCATGATCTCGAGAACTTCTTGCAGCTGGTCTCGGGTCGGCTTGGCGTAGAACATGAGCGAGTTATTGGATTGGGTACGCCAAGGGGTTTGAGATAGATCAGACTTGCAAGTAGCGAACTCACGCCAGTCTCCGATACCATAGGGATGTAGAGAGATCTCAGCTGACCTACGAGACGACAGCACGGTACCAAGAAGGTTCATGATGTCGTGAATGTCCATATGGGTCAGCAGCTGATCCGCACGGTTATTCAGGATGCTGGTGATCTCGGTCAGCGCTCTCGAAAGATCAACGTCTCCGGAGGAGATCCATCCATATCCGGACAGTCGCATTCCACCGGGACGAATCTGACCCAAATCGAGTACGAGCCGGTGGCATCCGGGGTGCTTTCCTGCGAGCAGCTTACCGACAGCCTTAGCCCAAGCTTCCGCAGAGTCTCCGACCACGATGGTCCAAACGCCATCGTCATACGTCTCAGTATTGTTTGGGTTACCACCCTTGGAAGTTCGAGTGGATCGGATAATTGAGACATCTCCGATTCTATCAGCAAAGCCATTTAGGTTCCCCGGGACTGCTCGGAATCCAACTCCACATCCTTGGAGCAGCAGCCAAAAAGCGTCAACAACATCCGAGATTGTCTGTACACGTAGGAAGCTACAGTTAAACTGACAGGCTTCCCGTCGTTTAGATACGTCTGTACCGCCAAGCCAAAGAGTGCGTCCGCTTGGAAGACCCCTGCGAGACAGGAAGATACCCCGGAGTGCTTCAAGCTCAGCCGCTTCATCTCCATTAAGAGACCGTCTAAGCTGTCGCTCCCATAGCCATCGTTGGTGTCCGATGACTCGATCAATGGTACCATCCCAGGATTCATATGAACCATCTTCCTTCTGTCGACAATAGGTACGCCGGTATACAGCCGTCGCCCTAGGAGACATATCACCCATACCAACTCCAGTCATCGAACATCGCCCGATCCACCGAGCTTGTTCCGATTCTTTCGGTCTTGCAACTTACGCACATTCCAGTCCACCACATCTTGAAGGTGAATGCCAAGGTCAGTACACAGGGCAGCAAGAGCCCACAATACATCACCGCACTCATATGCAACTCCTTCGAGATCCTGCGAATCCACGTTACCCTTCTTGTCCCTGAGGCACTTCTGCAACTTGCTAAGAATCTCACCGGCCTCGGAGGCCAGCAACATAGCGGGATACACCGGAACAGCCACATGCTGCCCAGCGATCTCAGTGTAGGGGTAGATAGCCGTAGTCTTACAGAACTCCTGATACTGCTCAAGAGTCATGGGGGTCTTACTCATAGGGATTCCACAACGTAAAGGTCTTGGTCTCTCGGTTCCACAGGGAAGAATCAAGGATGCGGGCACATCGACACATCTGAAGAAGGTACTCTCGGGTGAGTCCGGCTCCTTCATATTCACCGGCTACTACCTCGGCATAGGTGTAGTACATGTTATCGGGATCATCAAGGATCTTGTTGGCCTTGACTGGGCCACACTTCGGGATACCCTTATAGTTATCCGTAGGATCACCAGTCATGATCTGGATCCACAAGTTCCTCCATGCTGTGTCGTATGCCGTATACTCAGGGAAGTCCATCTTATCAGGATCATACACCAACACATTGGCGATGGTTAGCATGTCCTTGTCGTTGTTCACGATGACATACTTATCCTTCTCGCTGGTTGCAATGATTCCCTGAATGTCGTCGGCTTCAAGTCCCGCAATCCTCTTGGCCTTCCAATCAAGATCATCGATGACCTTGCGGGCCTCAGGGAGCAGAGGGGGCTTAGGCTTGTCCTTGCGGTTAGCCTTGTACTCGGGGTACACGTCGCACCTAAAGGACCGAGTACCCTTGCAAAGGATGATATCCTCGCAGAATGCCTCGTTGGCCCACGTCCTGATGACGGCGGGCACAATGTCCTCGAGATCCTTGGCGTCCCCACTATTACTGGCGACCATACCTGAACATCGGTAGGCCACCATATCACAGTCGATCAACGCTGTGCGTTGCTTACGCATCAGATATCCTTCAGTTCTACGGGCACCAGCCCGAGCCGCACGCGCTCATCCGTATCCACGAGGACCATGGCGTTGAACAGAATAGCAGCAAGGTGATCCTCGCTGTCATCGCCGTGCATGTACTGATAGATGTGTCGCTTCAGAGATCCGAAGGTACGGTCCATAGACATACCCTTCTGGTAGTTACGGGTACCGTGGATCTTTGCGCCCCTCTCAAGCAGCATAGACAGTCGCAGCATGGCGAGGGGGCTGATATCTTGGGGTCTCCCGCGTCCCTCGGCAGAGGAACGGTGGGCCCCGGTAACAAACTTCTCTTTGGTCTCGGTTGTCTTAGTAGGACGCTCCGAGGGATTAGTGGGTTTCAGCCCAGTTTCGTCCGACATGGTACTCTCCGTCGAGTCTACACCGCATGCGGAGGATTTCACCAGCTCGTCGGATTGATTCGACAAGTAGCTTTCCAAGAGCATGAGCGATGGATGAATCACATTCGATCTGGATTTCGTCATGAACGTTTGCACAGTATGCCCAATCCTTGTAGGCACTCGCAGCCTCATCAAACAGAACAAGGGCCAGCTTCATTACCACTGCACCGTGGGACTGGAGCAGGGTGTTCAAGGCCGCGTGTTCACTTCGAATCGGTAGAGGTCTACCGTCGATTCCATATAGGATCTTCGATGCCTTGTGATCTTGACGGACACGATTCTTGAGTAGGGCGTAAGCAGGAACCGCGCGCTCAAAGCCTGAACGAAGTTTTCTGCCACGGTCGGCGCTTCCTCCCACAATTGTGCCCAACTTAGGGTCACCGGCTCCGTAGACGAGTCCGTAAATGAAGGTCTTGGCCGCTTCCCGAGTAGGAAGTTTAGCAGCTTTCTGATTGACGACGTGAATGTCGTCATGAGATCCATCAGCATTGGTAACTCCATGGACTACTGCGTTTGAGTAGGCACCACCGTCCCACTGTGCGAGTTCGTGGCCCAGCATCCGGAGTTCAAGACCGGACGCATCTGCCCCAACTAGGACCCATCCGTCACGGGGTTTCCAGCAGGATCTAGATTCAAAGCCAAATCCTCCGAGTGCCCCCATGATGGGCTTCTTGTTCTTGTCCTTCTTGACCTTAGGCACCTGTGCCATGTTCGGATCATTATGGGCCATACGACCAGAAGGAGCCCCATTAGTGATAACGGAACCATGCACCCTTCCATCTGAGCGCACTGCCTGAAGCCATGACTCAACAAACTCAACCCGCTTGATCAGCAGGCGATGGTCGATGATAGCCCTAGCAAGCGGATTGTCAACACTGGACAACACCTTGTTATCCAGCTTGGGGTTACCCTTCTCAGAGAACACCTTGGGTACCCAGCCGTACAGTTCTTTCATGGCCTCCAGAATCTGGACGCCACTGGCACAGTTCAGCTTGTGTACGATGGTCTCAGTTCGGGTGACCTGAGTAACATCGGAACGCTTGAGACCAAACGCCTTGACTTCCTTGAGGTTCTTAAACTTGTATCCCTTACCTTCCCACCCATCATTTGAGACCTTTACTTCGGTCTTGGGTGGGCAGATCTCGTCGATCTTAACGGCGGCCTTCGCTGTCTCAGAGACCAACAGTTCTCTGAATGCTTGGGCTTTAGGGATATCAAGAGTGAACCCATTCTCTATCTGCTTGGTGATGATACGAGCAACCTGATGCTCAAGCTTAATAGCCTGACCAAACCTCTTGAAGAACCTAGAGGCTTGATGGTTGTAGATTTTAGTCTGCAACTTCACATCGTTGATGTTATACTCGAGCATCTCCGGAGAGAATGACTCGAACCCACCCTTGTAGTTCGTCTTAGGAAACCCGAGGAACCTGCCCCAAGCTTCCAATGAGTTGTCACCCAGCGGGTGATTGAACTTGTCGGGATACACAAGGCGAGACACGAGCAAGGTGTCAAGACACTTAGGAAGTTCGCGCTTATACAAGCGTCGGATGGTGGCGCAGTCATAGCCCACACCATTGTGTGCTGTGATCATGTCCGCAGTACACAAGAGATCCAGTCCCCCATTGAGGTTGTCCTCAGTGAAGGACCAGATCTGCTCGGTCTTAACATCCTGAACCGTCATGCACCAGATCCTAGTGGCGTCAAGTAACAGGCCATTCGCTTCAATGTCGAATGACAGTACTTTGGCCATTAGATCCTCCGGTTCGCATTCGAGGGCAGCTTGTCCAGCTTAGCGGGATCAACAGCTGTCGCCTTCACGGACTGATCAGACTCCATCTTGGTGACGTAATCAACCAGATCGTTGTACGCTTTCTCCAGTTCCATGATGTGGGACCGGGCCTCGTCAAGATCCTTGAGGGTCTGCTTGGCATTCCAAGAGGTGTAGGACAGCTTGTTGGTGTGAGCAAGAACGTCAATCTTCTTAGGCATGTTACAGTAGCGGATCCGGTGACGGATCGCCTCCATTAGGATGCTGACCATACAGTTCACTGTACGACACAGCACCATTACTAGAATCAAACTGGATCTCACCATTCTCATCGATGGTATAGTCAACAGCCTTCAGTCTACCTGAGGTACCGTTGAATTGCAGGGCGTCAATGATGCCTGTCTTACCACCGAACCTGTCCTTCAGGGATCGAACGGCGATTGTGTTACGCAGGATCGGATCGACATGCTGCTGATTACGTTCGTACCCAATGCACGAGTCAGCCAGCTGGTACAGGGAACCAGAACCACGAAGGTCCCTAAGGGAGATCTGACCTCCCTCTTCGAATGGAACGTTCTTGGGCTTGGTCAGGTGGCACACAGCATCGACGTGACAGTCGCTTCGCTCCACGAAGGTGCGAAGGTTGGTCATCATCACGTCGATATCCTTGCGCTCGTTACCTGACTCTTGACCGGAGATGACGATGGACAGGTGATCGAGGTAGATGTTCTGACAACCCATGGACGTAGCCATGTAATCCATCTTACCGATCAGAAGATCAGCGTCAGTAGAACCGAAATGATCAAGAAGGTATAAGCCCATTCCAAAGAGTTTAGACCGAGCCTCTTCGAAGTCGGAGTCGGAAAGATCGTCGACCACACCGAAGTCAATCTCGTCTTTACCCTGTACACGACGGCGTTCATTAATCTTCCTTGCAGCGAAGATCTTCTTGACTGGCTTACTCAGCAGCAGACTAAGTAGATCAAGGATAGTATCTTGGACAGACTCTTCCAGCATCATCACACCAACAGGGATGCCCTGCTGAAGATCATACCAGATCATCTCTCGCAATACTGTGGACTTACCCATACCAGAACCAGATGTGTGAACAATCAGCTCGCCAGAACGGCGACCATACAGTTCACGGTTCATCTTGTTCCATGGGTAATCACAGATCCTACCGATGCTATCACCACTGAAGGTAACGTCGCTGACGTGCTTGATACCTTCGGGCCTGTAGGTCTGGGCGTTCCAGATACAGCCCTTGAGTTCCTGATCCCTACCGTCCATCAGCATCTCGTTGGGATCTTTGAGGGGAAGCTTGACAAGCTTGGCCTTGCCCGGCTTGAGCAGGAGGGCACAGTCAAGTGCTGCCTTCTGACCCGGCTCATCCGAATCAAAGCAGATGTAGACAGCCTCGTAGGAATTGAGGAACTCGAGGTTCCTACGAAATGACTCAGCTGCCCCGGCTGCCCCATTGGGCACTGACACCACAGGATAGGTCTTACCCATGGCCTGATACGCAGACATGGCATCGATCTCACCCTCGGTGACGATCAACATCTTGCCGTTATCACGCCAGAGTTGCTGCCCCCATAGTGGGGCATCGCGCATATTACCACGACATGTGAAACTCTTAGGGTGTCCCCTGATCTTCTGACCTACGATCTCGTTGTTCAGGATATAATCGGCAATCTCAACGATGCTACCGTTAAGCTTGCCGAGCTTATACCCGAACTTCTCGCAGGTATCCAGATCGATGCGGCGCTTTTCAAGGGCCACAGGGATACCATTCAAGAGTCCTTTGTTGTCGGAACTCAAGTCAATCCTTTGTTCGTTTGTAGATCCATCAGCATTCTGATAGTGACCACAGGCAAAGCAGTAGCCGTGCCCATCGTCATACAGTATCAGGTTGTCTCCTGCTCGATCCTTGCCGCTGCTTTGACAACTTGGGCAAGCAGCTTTGCCGCATGCTTTGGAGTCGTGAGGTGTACGTGTAGTTCTACCTTTGCCTTGGGAGCCCATGCCTTACTCGTCACAAGAAGGATAATACAGTCGTCATCTTCCCACACCAAACCATTGCACGCATCAAGGATAGCCTTGGCATAGTTATCCACGTCACCACGGGGCCAGTCTTTATCAGAAGACTTCGGCTTCTCCGCATAGGCGATAGCGTGGACGACCAACGCTTGAGTGAGTGGGTACTTGGCATGTGACTTGATGACCTTCGGAATCTCAACAGCAGCCATGCGCCGGAAGGTGGTGTAGTTCTTACCGTAGTAGGTACCATACCTAGATACCTTGGGTCTAGACGCAGGTGAAGGCTTGAGATCGAATGTCCACTTAGGCATCAGAGTACATCGTCCTCGTCACTGTTGTTGTCGGGCAGCGTGTCGGGATTGATACCCTCAGCGTTACCCGAGTCAACAACAGAGGTGACCGGATCGTAGTTGTCGTCAGCCTCGAAGGGAGCGTTGGCACCCGGACCATCGGCGTTCTTCTTAAGAAGCTGGACGGAACCGAGGTAGCACTTGAGACCCTGACCCAGCGAGTTCTTCCAGTGGGCCAGCTTGAACCCAACGCGGATCTCGTCACCACCCCAGACAGTCTGGGTAATGCGCTCGTTCTTCGAGTTGAAGATCGCGGGGCTGCGGTACTTACCGGAGTCGTCCGGCTTGGCCGTGGTCTTGAAGGGGATGAAGTACGTGACGGAACCGTCGTCGTTCTCCTGCTCCTTGACGAGATCATCAACCATGTCAGGGTTAAGCTTGGCATCGGTAGCCAGCTTCTTCAGCTGAAGGATGAACGCCTTAAAGTCCTTGTTCGACTTGTCCACCACCAGATCAGTCTTGAAGACTGGATCAAACTTGGTGCTGGGTTTGTTGATGTACGGATACCGGGCGATCCCGATAGGCGTAACCATGGACTTCTTGTTGTTCAGCCACGTAATGTCAGCCTTCTTGGTAGTCTTCTTAGCCATAGATGTACTTAAGCTCCTGCATGGAGATCCACTTGAAAGAGAACCCGTTGTTCTCACCCAGCGGCAGCACAAGCAGCACGCCGTAGGACCATCCGGTTTGTAGATTCTTTGCGTAGTTGGGCATCTTGTCGCCGTCTTGGAACGCAGGACCAGACAGCGCACATCGACTATGATTATCGCTTCCGAAGAATGCGACGGAAGAGAACTGCATGTTGTGTGAGTGACCGAAGATCACGGAACGGGGGCTTTGGAGGGCGACTGTTCGAGTACGCCAGATGCCAGAGATAGGCTGGCCCATGGCGTTGAAAGGTACGTGAGTGTAGTCAACCCCTCGAACAGTTTGCCACTCACCATAGCGTCGAATAGTTCCCCAATTCTCGGTGAAACCGGAGTCCCCATCGAAATCAATTGAGTCTGCGAGGGCGGGGTTTGCTTCGGCCCATCGGTCGAATCGATGTTCATGATTACCCTTGATCATGTATCGGTGAGTCTTCGGGATGTGCCCACATCCATCGAAGAGAATATCCTGTGACTCCCGGGAAGCTGCAAACTCTGCGCTCAGGCTGGGCCTGGATCGGTCAGCTTTACTTCCGGGTTTCTCGTGGGTGCTGAGTGACTCCATGCTTGCATAGTCACCAACACAGATGACGTTCTTGATCTTGTCGGGCCCATCCCTTAGTAGCCTGTTAAGCCACCTAAACCTAGCGAGGTTCTGTCCCACTTCAACGTGGGGATCAAGGATTACAAGATCGTGCATCAGTTGCTTCTTGGTCAATAGTAGCTCCGTTAGGAGAAGAAGTAAGGGCTAGTCAGTACTTCATCTAAGTTGAAAGTACCAGTGGCAGGAATCGGAGGAAGCTCCTCTCCGATCTGGGATTCCACTTCAGCCTTGAAAGTCTTAAGAGGTTCCTGCTTATGCAACAGCACGAACTGCTCACGGATGATACGCGAGAACTTAGTCATGTTACAGGCATGAGTCGCGTATGAATCATGGATCATCTGGAAACTGGTGATGCCCTCCTTTACTGCTGCGTCTACCGTCATATACATATGGGCAGCGTCGAGACTGTGGATGAAGTTGGGCGGCATACCCCGCTCTTGACGGATGCTATTGATGAGCCAGTCAGGATCATCCATCCGCAACCACACACGCTGCAAGGTAGTCTTGACACACCGACGCTTGTACTTGAGGTATGCCTGTTCAGCCTTGAACCCCGCAGGGGTAGACCAATCAACAGGCAGGCCCTTGTCCGAGCATCGGCGACTAACCATACGCAGGTAGTCCATGTATTCACGAGCCGCAATAACTACGGCACCGATAGCCTGATACGTAACGTCAGTCAGGTAGTTGACGTTGGCACACACACTACCATCGACGTCATCAACGTGACCATCGGTAATGAACTGAGAACGCATGCCCTGATTGGTGACACCATAAGGTGTCGTCATCACTGCACGCTTTACAGTGGCCCGATTGACGTTCCCACGCCACGCCCAACACGGGAACCTGTCAGGGTCGGGTTCGCATTGCTCGCAATCGGCTTCAATGAGGGCGATGACTTCCTTGAGGACGAGAGTGTAGATGTCTCGGGGTCGGTCTGAGCAACACAGATTAGTTGCAGCAGCCCCAACAGGATCCAACCCGATAGCAGAGAAGTGCTGTAGACCGTTGCATGTTCCGTCCACTGCGATAGGAAGATGAGATACGTACTGCTCAGGAGTACCATGCTCGATAGCGGCAACGTACTCGTTAGCAGCTTGGAGGCCCTGCCAAGGCTTGTCCCAATTCTTCCAGACGTCTCGTCCGATTGGATCTTCGACGATCTGCTTGAGGTCATTAGTGGACATTTCATGCAACTTCTCCAGTCGTTCTTTGTAAGGGAGTTTGTCGTAGCCTATGCAGTTAGCAAGGTGTACGGAGAGCCACCAGAATCCATCGGGGCCCAGAGGTAGACCCTCGGAGAACCTTAACAGTGCCCGACCAGGATCGTCGGCCTGAGGCTGGAGGTGCGAGGGCAGCGGGTATGCCCGAGATCGCCAGCACAACTGGTTAGGGAAGTAGATGGCATCAAACTTGCTCATCTTGTTAGCGATCCAAAGCTTGTGAAGACAAGCCTTGCGCTTCCCCTCGGTGCGTGCGTTGGCGGAGTGGATCGCCTTGGCCTCGGCTTTCCACTTGCGCTTGACTTCCGCATCTGTCGCAATGTCATCGGGTGCGGGAGGAAGTGCGATCTTGTTAGCGACAACCATGTCGCCATACCCACCGCCCGCCTTCCATGCACGGGCGTACTTGTCCAGTACGTAGTGATCAACGGCGAATCCCGTGGCGTCGAGCGCGTTAACGGCGTCGATAAGCAGCTTGGAATCCTGCAACCTAGCGTTGCTTGCCTTGATCAGATTGGTCTGGATGTACCGATACCCGCCGCCCTTGGGATCCATGATCCTACGGGGCGAGGGCTTGACCACCATCGGGAGATAGAACGGGCTAAGTAGTTCGCACTCGGAATGGTGCGACTCGAGCTTCTCCTGAATGTCGGGGTCCAACTGAAGACTGGTCTTGGTCTTACCGTCCACGTTGACCTGTTGGTAGTTGAACGCAGTAGTGTTGGTGATCACCGTCTCGCACAGTGCAGCACCAATCGATACGCGCGTCGGCGTATCCCATCCGCTATCGACAAGACCGGCCCGCTTGCGTACACGGCTAACGATGTACGCCTGATTAGTGGCCTTGAAGTTCATGATAGTACGGAAGACATCTCGATTTGTCTTTTTGATTAGATCGAAGTCACGCTCAATCTTTACCGAGTTACCTACTGCGAGGCAGACACGCATGTAGGGCTCGCCGATCATGTTGATCATGTTGATCAGGGTGATCAAGGCAAGCTTCTCGGGATCGAGTGACAGCACCGGGTACCCCCATGTGTGAACATTGCACATGGGTTTACCCTGACCAACATCCGTCTGAAGTTTGACGAATGACGGAAGCACCTGATCCATAAGGCTTCCGATTAGATCCATCTCCGGCGTCAGCAAACTGGGGTCTTTGGTCTGTCTGGACTCCTTATATCGTTTGACACCTAGGTCAACAGCCATCATCTCGAGTTCGTACTGAACCTGATCTAAGTTATCCATGTAGTTCCATATAGGAACTTAGGACAGACTCTTCACCGTCTTGTTGGGGCTGTAGCGCGCGTTGAGTTCTGTCAGAAGTTCGTACTCTTGGTTGACTTCATCACTGAGGTCCGCCCCACAGTCATGGCACGGGAACGTTTCCCCGTGCTTGAATTCCATAGCCGAGACAGTCTTGACCTTGTGACAGTGGGGACAGTTGACGACAAGGAACGGCGTCCATCCACCAGCCTTGCGTTCTTCTTCCTCCTTGAGGTACTTCTGCGTCTCGGCCTCCAGCTTCTGACACTCGGCCAGCAAGTTGGTTGCCTTGGTCGTGCTGTTCTTGATCGCCTCCACGGTGGCGTTGTGGTTGGCGAGACGCTCGGCTTCGTTCCTCTTGTCCCACTCCTTCAGGTTGGTATACCCACCATTGTGGCCAACGGTCGTAGCACCACTCGGAGCAACCCGAGTAGCGCTGTCACTACGAGGAAACATGTAGTTCTCATCATCCTCCCAACTTCCGGGACGAACATGGTAACCTCCGTTGTACGCCTGACCATTCCCGTAGTACGACTGGACTGCGGGATACTTGCTCTCCCTGACCTTGGGATCACGGACGACCGGCAGCTGATCCCACTTCACCTTGAGTAGCTGTTCGAGCAGGAGCGTGGCGTACACGATATCCTGCTTCTCGCTGGTCGAGTGGTGCCCATAGTAACCCACCGAAAGATTCGTGACTTCCGGGATGAGTTCCATGTAGCAGCCGTTGTCCGTGTACAGTCCACCGTTGTCGCTGCCAAACTGCTTGTACTTCTCAGGCATCGGAAGCTGAGCAGCAAGAGCAGCAGAAAACTGCTCAGAGCAGCAGCGCATGCCACGCTGGAAGGTGATGATTGATCCGTAAGAGTGGCGATCAAACTCGACGCTGATCCGAGGCTTGATCCACCACAGATCCTGGTTCTTCTCAAGGCAGTGGGCACCGATGCATCCCCTCTCTTCTCCGACGTGGAACACGTACCAGCCGGGGATGCCGGCCTCGATCATCTTGAGCATGATCGCCACACCGATCTTGCAGTCCGCACCCAGAACGGTCTTGCCGTTGGTGACGATATCATCACCACACCGCAGCATCGTGACCTCTTCCATGGCCGAGCATGCGGTATCCAGATGCGAGCAGAACTGCACAACAGGATCCGAACCATCAGGATTCTGAACGAGGACATGGCCGTTCCCCTTGGTGTCCCAGTACGTACCCCTCGGCAGGAACCGCATCAGCATCCACTCGGTACCATGCGGGGTAGTGTAGGCACACAGCTGAACGAACAGGGATTCCAACGACTGGCCCGGTGGAGTACCCAAGCCATACGATTCATCGGTGTACTCACGCTTCACGGGTGTTGCCTTGCCGTTGAGGATCTGGTACGTGGGCTTGTGCTTCTTCTTCTTAGACATGGACCACCTCCTTGTTCAGCTCGTTGAACTTCTCAAGGAGGTCCTTGATGACGTACACCTCCTCGTCACGCTTGTTGATGACAAGCTTGACGTTGGCCTTCTTCGTCGTACCGTATCGGGCACGGTTGGTCTTGGTGTACTCGACGATCGCCTGAACAGTGTCCTTGGTGTACTGGATCCCGTCCTTGTAGTCCCACGTCACGTCGTCGGGCAGGTGATCCGTCAGCCAGTACTTGTAGTTGTTCGTCGACAGCTTGCACTCCTCGACGCGAGCAACCACGGGCAGCTCGGGACTACCCTTGTACATGCGGTGGTAGGTCTGAGCCAGCGTGACCACCTGCTTTCCGAGCACGTCGTTCTCGATGTGCCCGGTCTGCGGCTGGTACTCCCCGTTCTTGTCGAGGCTCAGGAGGATCACCTTGGTCGCAGCCTCGCTGCTGATCTGCTTGCCCGTAAGCACGGACTTGAACATCTTGAGAACCCTGTGAACCCCGCGGCTGCTGGCCACGTTGTACACAGGGCCGGTGGGATCCTTGGGTGGATCGACGGACACACGCAAGGTGTCCTTGTCGACGAAGTACCCATGCCGCATGGTGTCCATGTAGGGCAGGGTGAAGCACTCCTCGTCCAGCCAGTGAACCTTTAGGTCCGTGGCGATCTTGTGGTTGGCCTTAAAGGAACCGCCAGCCGTCACACTACCAGCACGCAGCTGGCGGATACCGGCCTTCTCCATCAGACCCACCAGCCTGTTGCTCAGATCGGTGGCCATACCATGCTCGGTGGTCGAGGGGTACACCCGGTCGTAGTACTTGCTCCCGTCGAGCGAGGTCCACACCATGACACGGGCGAGCAGCGTGCTGTCTTGGTTGAGCAGTGGGTTGCCATCGCGCCCAGTCACGGGGTGGATGCCAGCCTTGGCGATCGCCTTGTGCAGCGCCTGTTCCTTGTCGGACATGATCAGACACGCGATCTCCGCGTTCTCCGACAGAGTGTACGAGGTGACACGGGGGATCTTGTCGTGTCGCTGGCACTTGATCGCATCGAAGTGATCACCCGGGATGTACCCGGTCATGCAGCTGCCGCACGAGAAGTTGTTGTACACGGAGGCGATGGCGTCACCCTTGAGCAGCACCATCTTGAATTCGGCGGCGGCTTCGTCCGAGTAAGCGTACTTGAGCAGCCACTCGCGGATGCTGTTGAGGTGGTCGCTGGGGTTGGTGATCTTCCAGTCCCTCATCTCCTTGGAACGTAGGTCCAAGCCCAGCTTCGTGAAGATCTTGTTCAGGTCGGCGACCTGCTTGGTCACCTTCTCAGCGCACTCATCCTGCGAACAGAACTTGAACTTGAGTCCCTTCCACGACGCACGCACGAGGTTCTCGATGCTGCCCGTGATGTTCAAGTAACCCCAGCTGACGTTGGTGGTGTCCTTCACCGATTCTCGAACGGCGTCGTTGATGAACCCGCTGCTGTAGGACTCCGCCTCGGTGGCGGTGTTCTTCTCGAGGAAGTCCTCGATGCTGATGCGGATCACGGGGAGGTACGAGTTGTAGATGGGGATGTGGTTGAACGCCTCCATCACGGACTCGTACTGAGCGCTGGTCATGTGGTCCTTGATGTACCGCCAGTGATACTTCGAGTGGTACTGAGCCATGACCAAGGTGTACAGGACGTTCACGTTATCCAACTTGGTGGTGGACTCGACGTTGTACTTCTTCTTGGGGATGTAGTGATACTGCGCCAACTCGTTGAGATGCGCCATGACGTCACGACTCAGGCTCCCACCATCGGGGTACGGCGACTGAAACAGCTGAGTCCACGCGTCGAGTGGATCATCGCAGTGGGGGAAGACCGGCTTGAACCCGATCCTGAACAGGTTGTAGTGGCTGTCGTTGGTGAAGGGGTTGTCCATCATCAGGTCAACCCCATAGTACACACCAACCGCACGAGTAGGTCCCGAGTGGTTGCATACCGGCATGGAACGCAGAGTCTTACCCAAGATGGGCTTGCCACCAGTCGAGTTGTCCACGTACACGAACCCGTTGACGACCAGACCCATGTACTCACGACCACCGAAGTCAATCCTGAACATGTTCATCTACGATCTCCTGAATCCCTGCACGCCCCGTAACACGACTGTCCTACAATCCATTAGAGACTAGAAGAGATAGATGTAACTCTTTATAGGTGGTCTATCTATTCTTACTGTGATAAGAATAGGTAACCTAAGACAACCTAGGTTAATCCTAGGTAATCCCTAGTACCCCTAGGGACCCTTCACTAGTGTACCTAGACTGCAACTAGGCACCCGTTAGGTCTTCCTCGTCATCATCGTCATCACACACACCCTGAGACAGGAACCAATCATCCCCCGGATAGGGTCCCCACTCACCCAGCACCACCCACCAATAGTGTTCGCCCTTTGATAGGGCGTCCAGTGGTTCGTCGATTACATCGAAGATCCACTCGAGGATGCTGTTCACCCAGATCCCATCCTGATCGGCTAGGGTAGGCCCCAGAGCCTCAGCCATTCTTTCAATGGCGTCCTGCTCACCGATCGCTACTGCCCCGTATAAGCGATCCTCGATGAGGATGCTGACCCCGTTAGGGGTAGGGTCGTTAGGTTTCCAGTGGGGATTCCTAACCATCAGTGCATACCTACCATCGTTGACGTACTCGACGAACACATGCACGTCAGCGTCGGGGTACTGGGATTCGCCGTCATCCCCCCATTCGAACCTGCTCTCCCCGAGGGTGGCACTCATCCACATTCTCCATCGAAGTGTTCTTGCATCTCCTCGTGGAGATCCTCGTCATCACCGAAGTCAGACTCATCCTCGCAACAAGCGAGGTAGTTGTAGAACAGCTGGTTGTACATGTCATGGATCGACTGATCCACGTCATCCTCCTCATCCTCGGGGGGATAGGGATCCTCGAAGTACTCGGCATCCGTCAGGTGCAGCTCGTACATGACTTACTCCTCGGAGTTGGTTGGCATCAACGTGAGTACCAACACGGTTATGACTAAGAGATACCACATTGGAATGACCCCGGATGGATTCGAACCACCGTCTTTCCCTTGAGGGGGAACGTCCTGAACCTGGCTAGACGACAGGGCCAAAGACCCCCGGGGTTAGCGGGGGCTAAGGATGTTAGATGTACGTCTCGATGTACGGCGGCTGCTCGTTGGCGGGCGAGATGATGATCTCAGGGCTCAGCTTGACGATCACGAAGTCCCGGCTCGTGTAGTCATCCTCGTTCAGCTCGTTGCACCGATCCTTGGCAGCATCGAGAGTGGAGAAGATCTCGTACTCGGTGAGGCTGGAGTCGGCGATCCCGTTGTAGATCGGGTTGCCCTTGGAACCGGCGGAGACGACGACGAACAGGGGCTTGCAGAACATAGCCCGGGCCATGGAGGACAGACGCTTCGAAGAAACAGACATGAAGACTTCCTTTCTTTGCTCAGACACTAGGACACAGCCCACCCCTACCCGTTCGGGATCAGCGGGGGTTGACGGTGATCCCGTCGAGGGTGCCGATGACCCGGAAGGTACCGGGCACCGTGTCCACACCGTGGCGCCAGATCGTGTTCAGGTTGTCGTTCAGGCTGGCGAACGCCCCGTTGGTGGGCCGACCACCGCGACCCGGGGTGTTGGTCAGACCCTCGGAGTTGAACACGACCACCGCCTGATGCACGTTGCCCGGCTCCCGCACCTTGCGGAACTCCACCACCGTCCCGGGGCGCAGGCCCTCGGTGCTGGCCCGGAAGATCGCGGGCTTGGCGGGGGCGGCGGGGGCCGTGGGGGTCGGAGCGTACCGCGAACCAGCGGTGAACGTCGTACCCGTACGATTGACAGTGACCGTAGCCATGAGAAACTCCTTGGGCCTGTGGCCCATTAAACCACACGATCACACGATCGTGCTACTCAAACGAGTAATGACCCCGGATGGATTCGAACCACCGTTTCTGCCTTGAGGGGCAGCGTCCTCGCACTGGCTTGCGCCAGCACTTCCAGGCTAGACGACGGGGCCTGCATTAATACTTGGCTGCGTAAAGACGCTCGATCAGATCCAGATCCTCGAAGGATATAGCACCCCTGCGAATGTCCTCAATGGACATGCGGGTGCAGTGCATGGCGTAACGCAATGCCTGTTGCTGATCCTTCTCCTCAGCATGGGCACGCACGGTCTTGGCAATCTCATGCACGATGTTCACTGTCATGTAGTACTCCTAGAAGATGGGATGCTTGGCGATCTCTTCAAGCCTACGCTTGAGACTGCGGTTCTCCCGCCGCAGTTCGACGAGTTCTTCGTAGTCCTTGGGTTTAAGGGGAGGACGAGTGCGGAAGTAGATCTCCTCACACAACGAGTGCCAATCGTGGAATGGGATCTTGATCACACTACCGTCACTTAACTGGACACAGAAGTTGCGTCCCGCATCCTCACCATAAACCTGTACCATCAGAAGATCCCTTCGAGTTCCTTGATGTGACGGTAGATCTCCTCATCCGAGGGACGATGGAGATCGTTGATGATGCACCCACCATGCTGCCCATCAAGGGTGTACTTGATGGTCCACACATCATCGTGAGTGTTGACGATGGACACGATCTTGATCATGGGATTCCTTTCCTAGTCAGGGGCGTCTGGATCAGGGATGTACTTCGGCCTGTGTCCTCCGGTGAATGGGAGGTCGTGGCTGTACGGAATGGCAGCGAGTGTGCCCGACTGTGCGATGTCATCGATCAAGGCATCAAGCTGTTCCTTGTTGGGTGACATGGCCACCTTGATATCGTCGAAGCCGGTGTTCTCAACCTCAACAAACATGATGTCCGGATACTTCTCTGCGTAATGGTACATCATATCATGCTGGGTTATTAACTGGTTGATCCACCTGGGAATCTTGTTGTTCCACCCCTTGTATGCCACGATGTACATGCTATCTCCTAGTCTGGAGCAGAGGGATCAAGATCATATGGATCCCAGTCATGGTCCGCCATTGCGAAGGTGAGGATAGTGCCCGGCTTCCACGTACTGAAGTACTTACCTACGATCAGTACCTCAGCCTCCCATGCCAGCATGTGCGGGAGATATCGAAGCGCTCTGACAACCAGCAGGTCACTTGCGTCAGGCTTTCTTAACTTGTACACACCACCAGACTTAGCCATTGCGTGTCTCCTAGTCTGGAGCAGATGGATCTGCCTTGCCGATCCTGGTCCAGTCACGATACCCGAAGTTGTATTGCCTACCAACTTCCCATGTTGTAGCGTTGGCACCTGTGGATAGGACTGTTCCCGCAAACTGCTCATCGTACAACTCGTTAACGACAATGAGCAGATGATGCACACCACCCACCGCAAAGGTGCCCTCTCCATGATGTGTCAGCAACAGATCGCCCACCTGATACCCCGGGTTATCCATCAGTCCGGCGCCCCCTTCGCATCGGGATCCATCGCCACGATCTCATCATCCCACTGTGCGTCGGTGATATGACAGTAGCCGAGATCCCGACCCAGCGAGATCTTGTTCAGCACTTCCTTATTCCAACACAGGAAGAACCTGCGTGATGTCTCCCTACCCGTGTCCCTGTAATACCCCCGTGCAATCACCAGATCCGGGTACTTCTTCTTGTACGATGCGTGCTGGGTTTCGGAAAACTCTGAGTCCATGAACCTCGGAGTCAGCGACCCACCACAGGTGATGACGTACATGTTAACTCCTTTAATCTGGTGCGTCGGGGTCGGGGCTGGAGACGAGGGCCCACAGAGCTGACTTGGAACAGGAGCAGATACTGTCCACAAACTGGATGTAGTACTCCCCGCTGGTATTCAGAACACGACCATTGAAGAAGTCGTTGTGAGAGGACACATTGACTACCTCGACCTCGACGTAGTATCGACCGTCCTTGTACCCACGTGACAGTCGCATACCGGGTCGGATATCAGCTTCCCTTATGTACATGCTACCTCCTAGTCCGGAGCGGTGGGATCCCAGTCAATCACCTCGAAGTCCTCCTCGTTGTAGTCACACATAAACTCGAAGTACTTCCCGGCACCCCATGACCACGGATCTCGGATACTCCAGTCGATCTTGAATGTATCCCTATCTTCCGTGTACTCATCATCCTCACCCTCGTTCACGATGTACTCACCCCTACCAACATCGGTTACCCTGCCGACTGCCCACTTGCCCATACAGTAGTAACGCACGATGTCACCGACCTTGAATGTCATAAGTCACCTCAATCTGGGGCATCGGGGTCGGTGGGTACTGGACGAAGGTGGCACTGCCAGTAGTTGGCGTAGCTCGAAGTGCGATTCATCTTTGGGTCACCATCCCAGTGAACACGGGCGGTGTACTTGTTACCATGACCCACCTCACCTACCTCAACCACCGTGCCCTCGGTAGCAGGTGGACCGACAATGGCTCCAACCACCCTCATGCCGACGTGAAATGGTACCATGTTACCTCTCAGTCTGGTGCATCTGGATCGTAGTTGACTGGAGTCAACTTATCCTGCCAGTAGTTGCAACATGCTGCGGTGTGCATGTCCCTCGGATCTGTATCCCAGCGGACACGGGCAATTGGTCTGTCAGGAAATGTTTTGGTATTCACCTCCACAACCACGCCAATCTTTGTTCCGCGATTCTCACGCAGACGCACCCTCATACCGACATGCAACAGTCTCATGTTACCTCTCAGTCTGGGGCATTGGGATCTTGCGGCAACTTGTACAGATCATGGCACCAGTAGTGAGCCGCACATGCCGGTCGCCACTCAACAACACAAGCCTGCGTCATTACCGTACGACCCGAAGGCCGTTCATGGTATGGCTGGAGACTTGTCTTGACTATGACACCGATGTTGGGGTTGCTGCTGTGAGCCCGTCGTACCCTATCACCCACCTTGAATGGGTAGTACATGTTACCTCTCAGTCTGGTGCATTGGGATCACGATCATCCACAAAGGGGAAACCATCGACCCTGATATCCTTGATACCATAGTCAAGCATCGCACCGAGTGGCATGACGACGGTGCCCGGATGTGGGGTGTTATATGCCGCACGCATTGTCATTTCACTGTACGCAACCCGGAACCTGATAGGACACCCACGCTTGTCGTTTGCGACAGCGTTGTGCCCCGGATTGTTGATGTAGTTGAGGGCGACGGATGAGAGAACAGGGCGTTTGTTTTCGGGATCGAACAGACAATACAGCATCCATCACCTCACGTCTTTGGATACCAATGCACCCAGTCCTGCTCCCATGATGGGAACATGATACCACCCAACACAACACCAACAAACGCAGGTTGCATCATCCACCTGCGAATGAGACGACGTTGCTTGACGTTGGGATTGGGACCGAACATCACTGACTCTCCCAATACGCACGTTCCCACATGTTGGACTTACGTAACTCGTTAGTCCACGCTCTGTGGTTTGCAAGGTACTTGAGGAACCAGTACCCAGCCGACGCAATCCAGAATACGTTGGATACCACGAGGACGATGATGGTCATGCGTACCTCCAATCAATAGGACCACTATACACTTAAGTACAGTGGTCCCATGTCTTTGAAATTAGTGTTGAAGAATGTACTTGGTTACGACTTACCCGGTGGACTCATTGGTTATCTCCCGATAGTTAGGGTACCACGTACTTCCGATGCTGATCATTGACACCGGGAATCCACAACTGGTGGACCCGGATAACCTGCAACAGAATCTCCGAGTATCGAACACCCATCATGTACCCATACATGGGTGCCTCACCCCAATGGAGTTCAGTGAAGAATCGCATACGTACCTCCGTTAGTTAGGACAAACAACAGCCCCAGCACTCAAGCCGGGGCGTTGTAGGTTAGTCCGCCGTCACGAAGGACTTGGCGGTGACTCGGAGGATGATCCCGGGGAGGGTGGTGACGGTCTTGACCCCGACGTCGTTACCGACGGGGATCACGACGGAGAACGTGAATCGCGTGGACTTGGCCCAGTGGACGGCCAACTTCTTGAGGCCCTTGGCGTCGAGGGTGGACCGACGGTTGATGATGAGTTGGGCGATAGCCCGGGCATCCTCGACCGTTCGGGGCGTCCCCTCCTCATCCATGACGAACGACCGGGGGTCCCCCATCCCGACCGCCGGGAACGTCACGACGATGGAATCGTCCTCCCGACGCGAGATGAAGGTGAGCGGGTCGATCTTCGGGGCCTTCACCTTCTCCGCCTTCTTGATCGTAACGAGCATAGCAAATCTCCCGACAGTGCCCTATTAAGGGCGGTTTAGCGTACCCGTTGCACACGCAACAGTCTACGCAAAGCACCCGTAGACAACTAAATGCCTACGGGTGATTGTTTGCTATTCGTTCGCGTGCTTGGGTGTTTGCTAAGCACCGGCACGGCGCATTGTTACTTATGCTTCCCTTACGGTACACAATACGTTACCTAGGGCATTACGTTATGGGCGCTAGGTTGACAATGCGTACAACCGTCTATCCATACGTTCCATAAGCGTCGGGCGCCACGGTTTAATGTATCGGCGTACGATATCCCTACCTTGAATCCTTGCAAAGTTTGAGGCAGCAAGCGCACATCATTGCGTATCGGCTCGTTTGAGCGGATAACACCCTGACGGTACCCTGACGGGTTCCGGCTTACTCCGGCTTGTGTGGGGTCTCAAGGGTCAAAGGGATAGACGCCGCCTAGGGATTCCCCCGTGCGGATCGGCCAATGGACGATGCACTTGTCAAAGAGCGCGGCCCCCGGGTCCCCCGGACGCCCGCAGGCGAACCGGGCCCGGACGCGGGCCTATCCCCCCCCCCCCCCCCCCCCCCCCCCCCCCCGCCCCCCCCCCCCCCCCACCCCC